AGGTTCTGCTCATATAACATTGTCACTTAAAGATGGTTTCAAACCAGGTGACGCTAACTCTATGTTTAAAAAACCAACGATAAAGAAAGATGTTATTGGTTATGTAGAGGGTAAAATTAATTATATAAAGTTAAACTAATAATGAAAAAGAATAAAGATAAATGGTTAAAGATTAATAGAGATTCTTTTACTAGAACTCTCAAAGGATTTGAAAGACCTGACTATACATTAGATATAAATGGTCTACCAAGAAATTCTATACCTACAAGTGATAGAATATCTGGCGTATGTACTAAAGAGTCAAAACCTAAAGTACAACTACCCGAAGGCAAAACAATCGGCATTGCCTACAACAAGGGTAACTACCAGATAGTTGACAAAGCCGATTTTAAAACAATGGGAAAGAAAACATGAACGAGATGTGGAATATGAAAAAATCATTATTATTTGCTATTGCTCTAGTTGCAGTAATACTAATATCAATGAATTGGGCAAGTGCTGACGAGAAGAAGTCAATTACTCCTCAGGAGTTTGTTTCAAATGTTGCTGAAGTACCAGGTAAAGTTGGTAATTGGTTTACAGGTGAAGTAGAAAAAACAAAAGCATATCAAACGAAAGTTTGGTCAGAGGCAAAAACAAAGTGGCCTTGGACAATGTTTAAAGGTAATCAGTAATGCTTCACAAAATAAGTGATTTTTGTAAGAAGATTGATAGTATCAAAGCTCAGGCAGACAAGTTATACAATTTAAAGTATAATCATCCTAAAACGCCTGAGCGGGATGCTGAAGTGAATCATCTTATAGAAGATATACAATCCATGTGTAAAGTAGTGGGGAATGACGATAAACCCTATGATTTATAGGGGCTTGACAAAAAGACTATTTTATGATAGAATTATTAAATAAACTAACAAAAGGACTACATTATGATAGATAAAATGACTATATTTGAAGAATTTAAGATTGCAAAACAAAAAGATATTGCAAAATCAAAAACAAAACCTCCGTATGAGAATGTTTTTACAAATAGGATTGCGTTGTTAAAATCACACCGTGACGCAAAAAAATCACATCCTAATCACTACAGAAATTTAGATATTAATTTTGATAATCTGTTGCTTGCGTATCAATCGCCTGTACCAGTTGATCATTTTTACAAAGTTGGTTTCGGTAAGACTCTTGCAGAATATGAACATGATAAGAGATTAGAAGAACTTACTGAAAAACAAAAAGAAAAAGAAGAAGAAAAAAGATTAAAAGAAAAAGAAGATGTTAAAGAAGTTACTTTTAATTAGTTGTTTGTTGTTGCTCTCTAATTGTGCCAGTAAGCAGTCCTATATAGGTGCGTCCTCTACAGCGGCTGTTGCTGGTACAGCATGTTGGCAATACTTATCAGATAATCCTGCTGTCGTTGCTACTTGTGCAGTTGCAGGTTCTTTTAAGGGTGCAGATATTATGAATGGGGAAACAGACGACCAACTTATGACAAGGGCATTTATAGATCATTTAGAAAATGCACCTAATAGTCCAGGTTTTACTACATGGCAAAACCCTAAAACACAAAGTAATGGTATTATTAAAACTACAGGTTTCTATCTAAAAGGTCCTATTAAATGTACAATGGTTGAAACTACACACGACCAAAATTTAGATAACACAAGATTCTTTGATTCAATACTATATGGTAATCCATATAGAAAAATGCAATGGCATGAAGTATGTAAAATGCCTGACGGAAGATATATGGTAGTTAATCAATGAAGAAATTAAAATGGATGATACTAGATAATTTACCAAGTATTTTTGTAATACTTGTATTTACTTTTGGTATTGTTATGGCATGGAATAACGTATGAAAAATATAATTGATCCTAAAAATCCACATACGGTGGGTAAGAGTGCTTGGAATCTAGGCAATCATATATTGATGATATGCTTTGTACTTGCAATATTATTTGTAATCAAAGCGAGTTATGCTGAAGACTCATTTGAAAACACAATGAAAAAAATTGAGATGTTAGAAGGCAATAATACAAAAGTTGAATATGATAAGATACAACCTATTAAGGATCAATATTGCTTTATTAAAGTTGAGATAAAAGAATTAGACAATGGCGAGATTGTTAAACAGGAAGTAGTAGAATGTGCAGATGGCCGAAAGGCATACGATGGCCCTAGTTATTGGGAGTTGTTTGCTCAATTCTATTATAGAGATATGTTTACACCTGCTTATTGTAGATATTATGAAAGGCCTAACCATGCCTATCATAAACCTGGCAAAGTATGCCTTGATAAAGATGGTAATTGGGAGGTAAGAAAATGATTAGAGGTCTAATAACCCTAGTAATTTTGTGGGTTATCCTTGCTTTTGCATGGGATCCATTTACGTCAACCGTTGAGAAAACACAGGCTGTTGACAAAACGAAGGAGATAGTATATAATGTGTTTAATAATGTAAAGGAGAAGGTGAATGAGTAAGATACTCAAATATATAATGATCGGTTCTATAGGTCTGTTACTTGCAAATTGTTCTAGTAATACCTATAAAATCAAACAAGAAAAGGATAAACAAGTCCTTAAAGTACCATCTTGGTATATGAAAGATTATAACGAGAAAAAAGAATGTGGTACTAAAACGTTCGGCAAAGGCAAAGATAAAGTTTGTATCTTTGGTGTCGGTACAAGTGTTTCACCAGATTTAGAACTTGCAATTGAGAAAGGTATGATGATTGCAAAGGCTGAACTTGCTGATAAAGTAAAAGGTGAGATGAATAAGAAAGCAAAAATATTTACTACTGAATTAGGTAAGAATACTAATAAGACCGTAGTAACAGATGTTGAAACTACATTGGTAAATATAATCGCAAATACACCAGTTAGAGGTTACGAAGTGTTTGCTCAGGAAGTAACACTTACGAAGAACGGTTACTATCGTGCTTGGATTGGTTTAAGATTACCTATGGGTGAGTACAATAAGATGTATAACTACTCTATTGAAACCGTAGTTGACGCTTTCAAACTAAAAGAAATGGCTGAAAAGGCCTATGATGAAGTAGAGGTTATTGCAAGTGAGCAGTAAAATAGAAATATATTCAAAGCCTAATTGCACCTATTGTGTAAAGGCTAAAAACCTGGTGAAGACACTAGGCTTTGAATACACAGAAAAGATGTTTGGCAAAGATTTTAAAACGCCAGATGAGTTATTTGAGGCCGTAGGTAAACAAGTTAGAACTATGCCACAAATTATTATAGATGATAAACACATCGGTGGGTATAATGAGTTAGTTGAATACTTTGCTGATAAAGGTCTATGTAACTTCAAAGGTGAGATCATACGTGCATAAATTAAACATGGTCTTATTGTTAATACTATTAACAATTGCTGTATGTAATAGTATTGCAATTAAGAAGTTAAATGACGAAGTGTTTTGGCCTGCAGGTATAATGAAACCACTTAACAAATGATGACAGATAAAAAAGATATACCTGACAATGTAATATTGTTTCCTAAAATGCCTAAAAGGCAAATGTCGGGTAAGGCACAAGAACTAGACGCCAAAAGACAGGAGATGATAAGACTTGAACACAATAAGATATTTGTTCAGGCCGTGAGTGAGGACTTAACTGAAACAATGTTAATGAGATTAAAAGATGAAGGTGTCAATTTAGTTGATCCTATCTTTCTGAAAGATTACAAGTTATTGAGTGAGTCATTAAAGTCGCTTATATTAAGACATCTCAAAATGAAACACCCTCTACAAGAGCGTGTAGATAGATCAGTAACAACAAAAGGTGAAGGCAAGAATTTATATGCTATTACAATTGATTATAAAAAGTTTTAAAGAATTCCATAAAGCACTTTGGGATACTACAGATACAAAAACGTGCCTTGTATTTGATAGTTTAATTGAGGCACATTATATAATAAGGAGTGAATAAATGTTTAAATCATTATTTACAAATGACTCATTAAGAGTTGTATCAAAATCAAAAAAAACTGAAACAAGAGGAAGAAAATCTTTGTCAAAAAGACAAAAGGTTCTTAACCTTTTATCAAAAGGAGAGTCTGTAACTTGGAAAACTTTAAGAAACAGATTTGACTTGGTTTCACCAAGAGCACTTGTTGACACGTTAAGATCAGAAGGTAACATGATCTATGTTAATAAAACTGCTAAAGGTACATCTTACAGAATGGGTGTTCCTACAAAAGCGATTATCGCTGCTGGTATTAAAAAATTATATGGTACTCCGTACGCATATAAAAATGCCTAATACTCAACGAGTATAAATAGATGTATAGGGGTAGGGAGACTTACCCCTTTACATAACAAAATGAGGAGGGCATTATGCCAACAACAACCGCAAATTTAAATATGACAATGGGAACAGATTCATCAAGTGCTCCATTGTTACACGAAATTCTAACAAAAGTAAACAACGCAAAAGACAAACCAGCAAAGATTGCTGTATTAAAGAAGCATGACTCTGTACCTTTAAGACAAGTTTTAAAAGGTGCATTTGACCCTAATATTAAATGGGCATTACCTGAAGGTACACCACCATACAATGAGAATGACGCACCAGCAGGTACTGAACATACAACTTTATTTACAGAAGCAAGAAGACTATGGCACTTTGTAGAAGGCGCTGACCAAAAACTATCTAAAACTAAAAAAGAGATGATGTTTATTCAGTTGCTAGAAGGCCTACATAAAGATGACGCTGCTCTTATGATTGCAGTTAAAGACAAAGCACTTAATAAGAAGTACAAAGGTCTTACAGACGCTGTGGTAAAAGAAGCTTTTGGGTGGAATTCAGACTACAAAACGTCCTAAACATAAATATTATTGAGTGATTCTATAATATTCAACTATAGGGTGCATGACAGAATGTCACACCCTATAAACCTATTGATTTATCTACATTATTTGTCCATTTTTTGCTTGATTGCTCCGTTGTTTTCTGATATATTATTAGTATGAAAACAACAAATAAGGAGAATATATAATGTCAAAAACAAAACAATGGATTGAAGAATCAACTGAAACTAAAGTTGATAATATTATTGCTAAATTAACATCTGGTGAGATTACTAGATCAGACGCTAGAGATCAAATTATGAATGTTGATAATATTGCAATGTTGGGTATTGATGAGAATACCGTTGATGAAGTAATTTACGAGGCTCATGCCAATGCGTAAATCTTTCTTAATATTATTTTTAGTATTTGTCTATACTTGGTCTTGGTCTATTTTTAATATTGCCAAGGCA